GTTCGCGAAGCAGGAAGTGCTTCTCAAAGACCACGGGGCTCAGCCACGTATAGTCTATCAGGGTACAGATATGTACAATTTCCTGACAGGCTGCGTTGTGATGGAACTCCAACGTCGTATGAAAATATCTCTCAGCCATGAGAACCCCCTCAATACAGGCAATGTTGTCGTGTTTGCATGCGGCAAGTCTGGCGAGGAGCTGGGAGATGTTATTCATGCGGCCCCGGGCGAGATTTTGGAAAGCGATTTTGCCAATAACGATGGGTCACAGAGTGTGGAATTTCGCCGTCGAGAGGCAATGTTCTATGCGAAGCATGGGGCTCCGGCGTGGTTTGTGCGTGAGTTCGCTCGCAACACAAGCGTTCGTGTGTGGACTCGGTACGGGATCGAGGCCACTGTCAATGGGCAGAGGTGGTCGGGTGAGACCACTACTACCACTGGGAACTCTTATGTTGGAAGTGTGCTGCTGCTGGCATCTGCTTTGCTAGCCGGCATTAAAAAGAGCACGCACATACACGGCGGGGACGATTTCATGGGGCTCTACACGGAGGGGGGGGTCAGGGATATGGAGAAAGCGATACAGGTCGTTGTGCCACAGGCGGGCATGGAGGCCAAGGTCGTTGTCCCCCCAACCCGTCATCATGGCACCTTCTACAGGAAGCGCTATGTGAGCGATAAGGTGAGAACTCGTCCCGTTCCCCAGTTTGGGCGCGTGCTTGCAAAGCTCAACTTGCGTGCTAACCAGAACACGCAAGTTGGGGACAGAGATTACATGGCGGGGAAGTATTATTCCGCTGCGTATGAGCACAGGTTCGTGCCCGGTTTGAAGGACTTGTTGCTGGAGACGGCTCAGCAAATGAGCGCGAAACCCCATTTCGATGTCCGTCTGACTAAGATGAACGAAATGGGCGGTGTCGAGAATATCGTGGATAAGGTGAAGAATTCGGATGTGTTGGATTTGGATTCTTTCTCTGATTATCTCCGGGATGTCTATGCGATCGGTTATGAGGATCTCATTGACGCGTATGGGCGTGTGGCTTCCGGTGCTATTGGTTGGCTTGACCAATACACATATGTTGACAAGAAAGGGAAACCACACTCGAAACACCCACCCGGGCCCAGATGATTGGGGGAGAGGCTATTGAGGCCCTCATAGCCCACGATATTTGAGTGACAGCGACAAGCCACTTGGTGTGAATAGCGGACCATAACGTGAACACATCAG